CGCTCCAGTCATCTGGACGACCGAAGCGGGCACCGGCGGACCGCTGTTGTGGAACGGCTCGACGACCAAGAAAGCGAGTATTCTGGCGGTTGGCTGGGGTATTTCGGTGGTGTCTACAGTGGCCGCAGCCATTGGCTTGACGGGCGGCAGTGGACAACCGGCGGCACCGACTACTGCGACCGCGATTGACAGTTCCGCTAATCTGTTGATTGGCGGGGCCGCATCAGCCTGTACGCCGTACCGGGTAGGCACGACCGTAGCGAACCAGTTTTTCCTGCCCTTGGGTAGCGTATCTACAGGCGCCCTGACAGTTACTATAGGAGACATGAACTGGGTACGATTAGATGGCTTGATTACCGTGCCGCCGTCCTGTTTCGTATCGGTTGCGGCTTCGGCCACGGCGACGACACTGGTGGCGAACTTCGGTATCATCTGGGAAGAGTTAGACGTAGGTTAGATAATCCATGCATTTTAATACGGGTCGCAAGCAAAGCGCGGCCCATATTTTCAAACGTGTTGAATCTATGCGTAATTCTGGCGGCTATGCCAGATCTGCGGCTGCACGACGGGCTACGCGCCACCCGAATCGAGACGCATTGAAAAAAGAGTATATGCGTGTGTGGCGACAGAAAAATCCAGAGAAAGTAAAGGCAGCAAAGCGTCGATCTACGGAAACGAAACGAGTCCACTTAACAAATTACGAAAACAACCGACGGGCTGGAAAACTACAAGCTACGCCAAGGTGGGCTAACTTAGATTATATTGCCGGAATGTACGAGGTTTGCGGTTTATTTCGGTCTATCTGGCTGGATTTAGAAGTTGACCATATTGTGCCACTAAAAGGGAAAAACGTGTGTGGGCTCCATGTCGAAAACAATCTTCAATTACTTCACGCTAAAGATAATAGGGTGAAGAAAAATAGGTGGACTGACGTTCTTGCCTATTAGACGTTTAATTTATTCCAGAATATGCTATATACTGAAAGGGCGCTGATTGCGCCCTTTTTTAATTAAGGTTTCGCGTATGCCATGAGCAGTGAAACAGAAATTTGTAACCGTGCCCTGCAAAAACTGGGGGCCGGAAGAATTACCTCATTGACGCAGGATTCGGCCAATGCACGCTCCTGCAATGTCGCCTATGAGCCGATCCGCGATGCGGAACTTCGCGCCCATCCATGGAGCTTTTCAGTAAAGCGGGTGCAACTGGCGGCACTGGCGACCGCACCCACATTCTATTTTGATAATCAGTTCCAGTTACCCTCCGATTTTTTACGCCTACTGCCACGGGATCGCTTTGATAATCTTGCGGATCTGGACTGGACGATTGAAGGGCGCAATTTATTGACGGATGATGCGGCGCCGCTCGATGTCCGTTATGTCGCGAAAATTACCGATCCGAACACGATGGACGCACTGTTCCGCGAAGCCTTGTCCTCCAAAATCGCCTATGAACTGTGCGAGGAAATAACCCAAAGCAATACTAAAAAGGAAGCTGCCAGAACCGATTATATCATGGTGATCCGGGAAGCACGCCGTATCAATGCGATAGAAAAAACGGCCGAATATTTGCCTGAAGATGAATGGTTGACGGCGCGGGCTTGACATGTCGCGTAGTTCACCTTTGCAGTCATCATTCAGTTCCGGTGAATTTAGCCCGCTGGCCTCCGGTCGCGTGGATTCACAGCGTTATGCCGCAGGGCTGACGACGTGTCTCAATTACATCCCGGCCATCCAAGGTGGATTAGCGCGGCGTCCTGGCACCAAATTTGTGGCTGAAGTCAAAACCAGCAGTCTGGCGACCCGCATCATTAATTTTGAATTTTCGACGACGCAAGCCTATATCATTGAATTCGGCAATCTCTATGCGCGTTTTTATAAAGACAATGGCTCGATCACCTTGACGACGCAAGCCATTACCGGCATCACCAAAGCCAATCCAGCGGTAGTGACTTATACCGGGGCCGATACCTATGCCAACACTGATCGTATATTAATTACCGGCGTACTCGGCATGACGGAAGTTAATAATCGTGAGTTTACCGTCGCCAATGTTGACGTTGGGGCCAATACTTTTGAACTCTCCGGCATTGATAGCACTGCTTATACGACCTATGCGAGCGGCGGTACTATTGGAGAAATTTATGAAGTAGTGACGACCTATGCGACCGCCGATCTGTTTACGCTTAAATTCACGCAATCGGCGGATGTGCTTTATATCACCCATCCCTCCTACGCGCCGCGCAAGCTCTCCCGCACCGGGCATACGTCGTGGACTTTGACAACGATCACCTTTCTGGATGGGCCGTATCTATCAACCAATACTACGGCCACTACTTTAACCCCCAGCGCCGCAACCGGGGCCGGGATTACCGTGACCGCCTCGGCAGTGACCGGTATCAATGGCGGCAGTGGGTTTTTATCGACTGATGTCGGCAGGATGATCCGTATGCAACAGGGAACGGTGTGGGGTTATGTCAGAATTGTGGGGTACACGTCGACCACTGTCGTTACGGCGGATGTGGTCAATACCCTGACTTCGACGGCGGCCAAAGTGAATTGGCGGCTGGGCGTGTGGTCAGACACGACCGGCTATCCCTCCTGCTCGACCTTCCATGAAGATCGACTGGTGTTCGGCGGGGCTTTAGGATCACCATTACGGCTCGATGCCAGTAATTCCGGGGATTATGAAAACTTCGCACCCTCCGGCACCGACGGCACGGTGATCGCCAGTAACGCGCTGGCCTTTACCTTGAACTCCAATGGTGTCAATAATATTCAATGGCTGATCAGCGACGAAAAAGGATTGTTCGCCGGGACGGTCGCCGGAGAATGGATTATCCGTAGTTCCAATCTCGGCGAAGCCCTGACACCGACCAGTATTAATGCCCAGCCGACGACTTTTTACGGGAGTGCCAATTTACAGGCCATCCATTCCGGCAAGGCCGTTGTTTTTGTGCAGCGCACCGGCCATAAAGTGCGGGAATTGAATTACTTTTTTGACGTGGACGGGTTTCAGTCTACGGACTTGACCGAAATCGCCGAACACATTACCCGTGGCGGCATTGTGGATTCCGCCTCCATGATCGATCCGCAATCGTTGTTATGGTATGTCAGAAGCGACGGCGTGCTGGTCAGTTCCACCTATGAGCGTTCCGTGGATACATTGCGTATCGGTTGGGCCAGGCAGATCATCGGCGGGGTGAGTGATGCACTGGGCAATGATGCGATTGTCGAAAGCATCGCCATCATTCCTTCTGTGGGCGCGGATCATGATGAGGTCTGGATGGTGGTCAAGCGTTATATCAATGGCGGCACGAAACGGTTTATTGAATACATGACGGCCTTTTTTGAAGATGATGATCTGCAAGAAGAAGCCTTTTTTCTGGATGCCGGATTGACGCTCAATAATACGATTGCCGCCACCCTGACTCCGGGAACCGGTGCCAATGTTAAAGACACTACCGGCGTGACCTTTACCGCTGGATCGAGCGTGTTTGTATCTGGCGACGTCGATCGTTATATCCATTATCCCTATGTATTGAACGGCGTTAATTACAAGGCCATCGCCAAGATCACCGGCTATACCTCCGGCACGGTCGTCACAGCGACCATACAAGCCGCGTGGCCCAATTTAACCTTGATCGCTTCCGCCCTCTGGCGCATGACGGTGACGACCGTTACCGGCGGTTTCCATCTTGAAGGCGAAACCGTGAGCATACTAGCGGATGGTGCGCCATTAACGGACGAAGTAATGACCTTGGGCGCAATCACGCTGGCGAGTCCGGCATCACTGGTGCATGTGGGTTATAATTACAACAGTGATGGGAAATTATTGCGGCCAGAATCTGGTGCGCAGGACGGTACGGCCATCGGCAAAACGCGCCGGATTAACCGGATCGCCATGATGCTGCATCGTACCCTGGGGCTTAAAATCGGCAAGGATTTTGACAATCTGGATACCGTGGTATTCCGTACATCAGCGGATGAAACTAATCAACCGCCGGAATTATTTACCGGCATTATTTCAGAGAATATTGATTTTGATTATGATATGGACAATCAATTTTGCTGGCGGCAGGATCAGCCGTTACCAGGCATGATTCTGGCGATTGCGCCACAAATGACGACCCAGGATCGATTATGATTGAAGTCATCAACTTTCTGCCTGAGCATGTGGAAGAACTGGAACGGCAAAATGCGGACATGAAATTCAGCAAGTATTTTACCCGCGAGCATTATCAAGCGCTCGAAGATTCGCCGTGGTCATTTACTGGCGTCGTTTCCGGGCGGATTGTCGGTTGTTCCGGCGTGATTCCGTATTGGGAAGGCCGGGGCGAGGCGTGGGCCATTCTGGATCGATCCATGCGTCATGAGTTTTTATCCGTGCATAACGCCATCAAGCGTTTTCTGGAAGTCTGCCCGTTACGGCGCGTGGAAGCCGTGGTGGATGAAAATTTCAGTAAAGGGCATAAATGGATTACACTGCTTGGGTTCAGGAAAGAAGCAGATGTATTAACCGGCTACTGGCCGGACGGCAGTAATGCGGTTTTGTATGCGAGAATAAAATAATGGCAGCAGCATTAACTATTATCAGCACGCTTGTCAGCGTCGTCGGCGCGATACGTCAGGGACAATCGCAAGCGGCGTCGTCAGATTATAATGCGGCAGTCGCCAGAAACAACGCCGTTTATGCGCGTCAAGTCGCAGCGGAAAATGAGCGGCGGCAACGCATCCTTACCCGGAAAACTATTGGCGGGGCAAGGGCTGGATATGGCGCGTCCGGCGTCACGCTGGAAGGCACACCGCTGGATGTACTGGAAGAATCCGCCGCCAATGCGGAACTCGATGCATTGACTATCCGTCATCAGGGGGAGCTCGCCGCCCGTGGTTATGAGAATACCGCTACATTGGATACTTTTGCAGCCTCCGGCGCCCGTACCGGCGGCTATATCTCCGCGGCGGATGAATTACTGACGGGCGGGGCCAAACTTTATAACAACTATAATCCGCCGAAATTAACAAGGACGGGCTGATGCCGAATATCCGCCCCTACGAAACCCAGACCGATATTCCGCCGAATGCGCCAAGCGGACGCGCTGCCGCTGCCGGTGCCGGTGACTTTGGCGGGTATGCCGCGCAAGCCTTCAGCAACCTGGGCGGCACCATCGGGCAAATCAGCGATGAAATGGAGCGGCGCAGAAAGGAGGAAGAGGAAAAACTGAAACGCGCTGAAGAACAGGCGGAAGTCTCGGAACTTAATGTTAAAATCAGCAAGGCGCAGGAAGAATGGTCTACCAATCTCGATGAGCGGTTAAATTCAGCGGCCCCCGGCGACAAAACTATTGTCCCAAAATTTACCGATGAACTAGATAATTATTTTTCACAACTCGGACAAGATATAAAAACTGAAAAAGGCAGGCAATATTTTAATGAACAAACCGCCAACCTTCACACCCATCTTTTAACAGCCGCCTATCAAGGGCAAGCAAGACTCGCTGGCGTCAAAGCCAAGGAAGATTTTAATACGGCGCTTAATTCTTCATCTTCGGCGCTGGTGAATGATCCATCTTCTTTCTCGATCACCTTGCAAAGGAATAATGCTTATATCAATCAACTGGTTGATTCAGGTTTATCATCGGCAGACGCCGCGCAACTTCGCATCAACAGCACCAATGAACTGGCAACGTCCGCCATCCGGGGCTGGATATCCTTGTCGCATCAAGAAGCTAAACAACAACTGGACAGCGGCCAATGGAACGACTTTATTGACGGCCAGACCAAAGTTCAAATGTATGGCGAAATCGAACAGGCCGAACGCGCCGAACGCATTGAAACTGAAAGACAGATCAGCAGAAACCAGACTAAAAACTATTTCGATCTATATAAACAAACCAGAGACGCGGAATCTGAAACAGAACTGGAACTGGTCGATGAGGAGATTAATCGTTTATATAATGACAGTAATGAATTAGGTACTGGCGGGTTGACTGACGGTCATGTATTCAAGTTATCTGGTATTGTTGACAGCCGCAGGGAGAAAATTGGCAAAATAACGTCTGCCAGAGAAGATATTGATTCACGCCTTAAAATTGGTATGGGGCTGGATAGTTCCATTAAAGAGCATCGTGATTATGTGGATCAGGTTTATGAATCACTGGAAGTACCTGATGAAAATATCGGTGAGTTTGTTTCTGAATATCAGATTATCCCTGCTTTTGTTAAAAGCCGGGTGACAACCGGGCTGTCAAATCCTGACAATAATACGGTATTGGAGACGTCCAGGATGGTGAAATCCATCCATGATAATGCTCCTGTTGCCTATCGCCAATTTAATGATTTTGAAGCAGCAAGATTCATGGAAATTGCGGCACTTGAAGAAAGTAGCTTTCCCGATCCGGTTAAGTTTGTAAAAAATTCACTCACGCGCAGCAGTGAGGAAAAGACCGCAATTAATGAACATTACAAACAGGTCAAGGGCAAGGACAAAGATCGCAATACCAATGCGTTTGCGCTTGGAGATTATATTCAACGTGACTTTGAGCAGGAAAACGAACGTCATCGACAAGAAATCTTTGGTATTGATTTCCCGGTTCCGTTCACTACCGCAGCCGATCCTGATCCACAGGTCACGGCACGTTATGACAATCTGGTACGCGCCCATTTTGAAAACATGGCGATCCCAGATATGGACACGGCAAGGGAAAGGGCATGGGAAAATCTGAAAGACACGATTGAACTTGATCTGACCAAACCACAAGCCCCGGCGATCCGGAACATCCGGCCAGCGGAAGAAGTCCGCAGGGGTTACGCGAATAAACTTGCCAATTTGAATACCGATGAAATCGTGAAGGAAGCTGAGCTACTTGCCGGGAAAACCAATCAGGCCGCAACGGAGTTTGAAAACATCCAGAAACGGATTAAAAGTGGTGAAACCGTGAGTGAAAAGGAAGTGGAAAAAGTGATCACTCAACTGAATGAAGGCACCGCTAAAGCTGAAATCTTGCAGGAATACCAGTCCGGGTTCATGAACAATCTTGATTTTGGATCATGGAGCAAAGGCGGGCTGGCCGGGATGGTGAGATGGTATTTCAAACGCAAGGGTGAGGAGGCGGCAGATCTGGAGTTTGCCGGACGGATCAAATCACTGGATGCGGAAATCAAGCAAATGGAATCCCGCGATCTGAATGATGATGAAACAAGACAATTACACAATCTCAAAAACCAGAAACAATCACTGATTGATACGTTTGATGACATTATCACCGAGCGTTATGAGGACTTTAATCAGGCCGTAGAAAAAGCCGAGCAACAGGAAGATATTGACTTTGGAATGATCTTTGAAGCGGCCAAGAATGATCCGGGCGGGCTCTCTGCCCATTTAGTCAATGCAATGATTGCTGATCCTGAATATTTTGCTGTTCCATTGGGCGCACTTAGGACGGCAGGACTTGCAGCAAAGACCACTGCACAAATGACGAAGGCTGCACAAATGACCGCCAAGATCGTCGTTGGTGCCGGGTCAGCCGGAGTGATGGGCGCAGTTGCGGAAATTCCGATATCAATGGCACGCCAGTTGGGTGATAGTGATGTTATTAGCAGTAAACGCACACTGAATGAAGTACAGATTGCAGCAGGTGCAAGCGCCTTGTTTGGTGCATTTCTTGGGCCATTCGCAAAAGCAAAAATTCCAAATAAAGAAGCGCTCAAAAAAGCATTAGAGAAATCCATCAGTGAAGGCGGCGATGTTCACACCTCCATCAAGTCTGTTCTGGATTCTTTCGGCATTGAAAAAACGGACGTGGAAATACAGAAGTCTATGGACACGGCCGGAGAAAAAGCCGGGATTAATTGGGGTGAAGTCACCACCGATCTTGGCGCAGCACCGCCTAAAGAACCATTAGCAGGAAATGTGATTGAATTTCAAGCAAGCGTCGGCAAGACCATAAATATTATCAGGGACAGGAAAGGTGGTGTCATCGTTGAGTATAGCGGCGTTAATAAACTTAATCTCGCGCCGGATGAGGTATTGGAAGCGCAAGTCCCAGCCAGCCAGATTGCAAACCTATGGGAAAATCTTAAAGCAGGTGAATGGGAACTGATCAATGTTGATGCTCTGCCTTTCAACAAGAACAAGGTTGAGATCATCGTCCCCGGCCATGCAAAACTATTAACGAAAGCAGAATTGGCAAAAACAAAAGACGTGCCGATTATCGGCAGGCCGGAACTCAGACTGGATGCTGGCAGGATCAACCCAAAACTCGCCGCAAGCATGATCATTATTGGCGGCAGCGCCTTTGGGTTAAGCACTACGGCGATCAGCGCAGACGGTGAAAATACCGGCGGTATTGGTGATGCGTTATTAGGTTCAGCCATTGTCGGCATTGCGGCGTTGGCAGGTTACAAAGGTATTGGGCTTGCC